CATCAACATGCTGCCGACCACTACCGCGTCTATGCTCACCATGCCGGTGATCCTGAGCTCCGTCGCGCAGCAGAAATTCACCATAAGTTCCACTCAGATATGGCTCAGCACCATACCCTGAAGGGTGTCAGCCTGAGCGTATCAGAACAAACCGTGAATGAAGCACTCAAACACGACGAAAACATCAGCAAGAAGGCACATGATCTTTCTGCCGCCGCTAAAAAGTCAAATACTCCTAGCGATCACCTCGAGGCAATGAAGGCACACAATGCTGCTCAACTTCATCATGCCAAGCTCTATCACAGTGCTGCGCAGAAGAAGGATTCCGCTGCAAAGGATCTTCATGCTAAAGCATATCACGACCACAAGATGGCAGCTGATATTCACCACGATACAGCGCAATTTGTTGCTGTTACAAAAGGTAGCGTCAAGGAAGGAACATCAGCCGATGCCAAAGGCGGACCTGAGGTCATGGATGTTGCTACGAAGAAGATGAAGGACGACGCAGACAAGAACGTCAAGGCCGAGGAAGCTCCTTATACCAACAAGGCAGACGGATCAGAGGAAGTTACTCCTGCTGAAAAGCCAAAGGCCAATCCTTCTCCAATGCCAACACTGACAAAGGAACAAGCACTTCGTTCTGTTGCTGATACTTACTCAGCAATGGTAAAATAATTAACCATCATTCGTCATGGCCTCACTATTCGACAAAATCAAAAGAGCATTAGGCTTTTATCCAAAGCCGGATTATGCTTCATTCTATAAGATCGAGGAGAAGACAGGTGAACCTATCAAGGTCACCTATGCTTCTGCTCCTGAGCCGGTTGCTCCGCCTCCCACACCCGAGCCTGAGATTCCAGAATCTTTGAGCTCGCAGGAAGCTGCAGTCGACACCAAGGATGATGGCATCGATCTGTCGGCTATGACGAAAGGTGAACTTGTAACATTCGCAGCTCAGCAAGGAATTATTGTGAGTGGTCGGATGAAGAAGCAGGACATTATCGATAAGATCAACGAAGTACTTTGAGCATTTCATAGCGGTACCATAAATACCGCTATGAAACTTTTTGATGAACTGACAGAGAATAACTTCACGATCTTTGCAGCAAAGCATTACGATAATCCTCAGTGTTTAGATATTGCTGAGTTTGAGGATGATCTTGCTAGGTTCAAATACGTCAAGCGTTTGCTTCGTAGATATCAGCAATCGGGCGATCTACAAGAACGCCTGATTCTGAATCACCTCATTATTATTTCTAATGTCTTTGGTATAACTGCAGCAAACCGAATGCTGTTCTTTAAGATTGAAGAAGAACTTTGGCCCGCGTTAAAAACTTTCTTAGTATATCTCAATTATTTACCAGAAAACGAAAAGGTCGAGATTCCTCTTGACCAAAATATCGTAAAAGTCCTTAGAAGCATATGAAATCAATCCGGAAACTTCGAGAAGACGGCACGCCCGCTGGTGGCGCACCTGGCATGTCTTCGCCTGCAAATGTCACTGGTGATTCACCAGATATGGCTATGCCGCCATCAATGGTACCCGGACCAGTTATCAAGCGTAAGTATCGTCAGTTTGATCTGGAAGCTGAAACGTTTCGAAAGTTTGAGAAGGGCAAGATGAAGTTTGAGCGTTGGTCGCGTTTTCTTGATCTCAACAATGAGAATCATAAAGCAATCTACGACTACGCTTATAAGAATCGCGGCAAAGATCATCTCATAGTAATTCGAGATAGCAGCACTGGAGCACTACGCGCTATTCGTAGACGCGCCCGCAACGGCGAATAATCTACTGCCAGCCAAAAAAGGCTGGAGTATAGATATCTCACTGTATTTTTGAGACCGCAGTAGTTTTGCGGTTTACAAAAATGATTGAATAGGATACAGTATTTACCTGTCACTACAAGACCTACCACTATGATTTTTGAAGAGCAAATATCGCGGAAACCCGATCATTATCCATGGACTGAAGAGTTCATCACCGCCATGCATAATGGCTTCTGGACCGATAAGGAGTTTAATTTTCAGAGCGATGTTCAGGATTTCAAGACCGAACTGACTCCACAGGAACGTGAGATGATCTCGCGCTGCTTATCTGCAATCGGTCAGATTGAAGTAGCTGTGAAGTCATTCTGGGCGAAGGTCGGCGAGAATCTTCCACATCCCAGCATTACTGATCTGGGTTATGTTATGGCTAATGTAGAAGTTATCCATAATAATGCATATGAGCGTCTGCTTAGAGTGCTTGAGATGGAGCACATCTTCGAGGAAAACCTCAAGCTTGACATCATTCAGGGCCGCGTCCAGTATCTACGCAAGTATCTCAAGAAGCACTACAAGGATGCGCGTAAGCAGTATGTTTACTCGCTGATTCTATTTACTTTGTACGTCGAGAATGTATCACTCTTCAGCCAGTTCTACACCATCAACTGGTTCAATCGCTATCGGAACGTTCTGAAGGATACCGCGCAACAAGTTGCGTATACCTCAAAGGAAGAACTAATTCATGCTCTTGTCGGCATCAAGCTTGTCAACACGATCCGCGATGAGCATCCTGAGTTGTTCGATGAAGAACTGACAGAGCGGATCCGCCATGAGTGTGAGGAAGCTTATAAGGCAGAGGCCAAGATCATTGACTGGGCGGTGAACGGATATAAGGGCGATGGCCTAAATGCTGATATTCTAAAGGAATTTATTAAGAATCGTCTGAATGACTCACTTGTGCAGATCGGTATCAAGCCAGTATTCGAGAATCTAGATCAAAAACTCCTTGATAAGACCACATGGTTCGATGAAGATGTTCTGGGCAATACTGCCACCGATTTCTTCTTTAAGCGTCCTGTAGAATATTCTAAGAAGGCGCAATCATTTCAATCTGCAGATCTTTTTTAAATGAACGACCGCTATTATTGGCTCAACGAGGACTCGCGCCTCTTTTTAGAACGCGGATACCTAGCTCCTGGTCAGACACCTGAGCAGCGTATTCGGCAAATTGCAGAGGCAGCAGAGGAGATTCTGCGAGTTCCTGGGTTTGCAAATAAGTTCGAGGACTATATGTCTCGTGGTTGGTATTCATTATCGAGTCCAATCTGGGCTAATTTCGGTATTCAGCGCGGCCTACCTATCTCGTGCTTTGGCTCTTATATCTGCGACAAGCTTGAGTGTATTCTTGAGAAGACAGCAGAGGTAGGAATGATGACAAAGATGGGCGGAGGAACATCTGCGTACTTTGGCGCTCTTCGGCCTCGCGGCAGCGAGATTACTACAGGCGGTAAGTCCTCTGGTCCAGTACACTTCATGGAAATGTATGAAACTACTACGAATGTAGTTTCTCAGTCAAATGTTCGTCGTGGATCTTTTGCCGCATATCTGCCAATCGAGCATCCGGATATCCTTGAGTTTTTACAAATTCGCAGCGAGGGTCATGCAATTCAGAACTTGTCTATCGGTGTTACCGTAACAGATGAGTGGATGAAGTCGATGATCGGCGGAGATGAGAACAAGCGCAAGATCTGGGGTAAGATCATTCAGAAGCGCTTTGAATCTGGCTACCCTTATGTTATGTTCACCGACAACGTGAACAACAATGCTCCGCAGGTTTACAAGGACAAAGGCAAGAAGATTGTGGCCAGCAACCTTTGCTCCGAGATCGCGCTTTCCTCAAACGAGGAAGAATCGTTCGTCTGCAATCTGAGCAGCATGAACTTGCTGCATTACGATGAATGGAAAGATACTGATGCTGCCGAAACACTGACATGGTTCCTTGATGCGGTAATGACTGAGTTCATTCGCAAGGTTGCAGGTCTGCCGTTTATGCAAGCTCCGTATAAGTTTGCAGTATCGCAGCGTGCTCTAGGCATCGGTGTGCTAGGATGGCATTCGTTCCTACAGTCAAAGATGATTCCATTTGAGTCATTCGAGGCAAAGTTACTCAACGTGCAAATTCACAAGCTGCTGCGTGACAAGACTCAAGCTGCGTCTCGCGAGATGGCTAAGGAATACGGCGAGCCTGAGTTGCTGCGTGGATATGGTCTACGTAATGTCACTACATTGGCTATCGCACCCACGACGTCCTCAAGCTTCATTCTTGGCCAGGTATCGCCATCCATCGAACCGCTAAATTCTAACTACTTCGTGAAGGACTTATCAAAGGGTAAGTTCACTTATAAGAATCCTTATCTCGAGGCGGTGCTGGAAAAGCATGGCAAGAATGATAGAGCAATCTGGCAGACAATCCTTATCAAGGGAGGATCTGTTCAGCATCTCGACTTCTTATCAGAAAACGAGAAGGAAGTATTTAAGACATTTGGCGAAATCAGCCAGAAAGAAATCATCATTCAGGCTGCTGCTCGCCAAAAGTATATCGATCAATCTCAGTCAATCAATCTAATGGTACATCCCAAGACCTCGCCAAAGGATGTCAATCAGCTCATGATCTTTGCATGGGAGCAAGGAGTTAAGAGCCTATACTATCAGCGAGGAACAAACCCAGCGCAGGAACTTGGCAGAAATCTGCTACACTGCGCATCCTGCGAAGCATGAAGATAGAAAAAGAATGCCCTTGCTGTGGCATGATGTACTCGCTTCGATTCGAGCAGATCATGCCAGAACTAGATCCAGACATGGATGAAGATCAGGACGAGTTCGACGAGGATAGTGAGCTGTATCCTGAGTTTTGTCCATTCTGTGGCTGCCACGAGTCAGAGGAAGATACAGACGAAGACGAATAAAACTCCGATAGATACCACTAACTATGTGGTACTATCGCAATGAAGTTTTTGATCCTTCTGACGGACAGCTCGATCCCAAGAAAGATATTGGGTTCGTTTATCTGATTACCAATTTAGTTTCTGGCCGAATGTACGTTGGCAAGAAACTGTTCTTTAGCTCGAAGAGCAAGCAGGTAAAAGGTAAAAAGAAAAAGCTAAAGGTTGAGTCTGATTGGCGTAGTTATTACGGCTCGAATGCTGCAATTCAGCAAGATGTCAAGGATCTGGGCGAGGCTAACTTCAAGCGAGAGATTCTGTATCTTTGTATCTCGAAGTCAGAGTGCAGTTACTGGGAAGCATACGAGCAGTTCACACGCAAGGCTATCTTAGACAAGAACTACTACAACGATTGGCTAACTTGCAAGATCACTCGCAAGCATCTAGGCAGATTGCAATTTTGATGTTTACAAGCCTGAGTGCTTGGTATAGGATATTGTCAGTATGATTATTGTAGATTATTCCGGTGTGGCAATCGCCAACCTCTTCGCCATGAAGGCGCAAGTCAACGAGCAGTTAGTTCGGCATATGATTCTGAACTCACTGCGGATGTATAACGTGAAGTACCGCAAGGAATACGGCCAGATGGTTCTAGCCTGCGATGGCGGCAATACTTGGCGGCGTCAGTTGTTTCCACAGTACAAGGCGCATCGCAAGAAGAATCGTGAGGAATCATCGATTGACTGGACCGAGTTCTTCCGTATCCTCGGCGTGGTGCGCGATGAGATCAAAGAAAATCTGCCGTTCAAGGTCGTGCATCTGCAAGGTGTCGAGGCCGATGATGTCATTGCTACTCTTGTGCACCAGACTCAGGAATTCGGTCGCGGCGAGCCCGTGATGATCGTATCTGCCGACAAGGACTTCGTGCAGCTACATCAGTACAAGAACGTCAAGCAGTTCAGCCCGATGACTAAAGCACTCGTCAAAGAAGGCGATCCGGTTGCATATCTCTACGAGCATATCTTCCGTGGCGATTCTGGCGACGGTGTCCCGAACGTGCTTTCGCCCGATAATACCTTCGTGGACAACATTCGTCAGAAGCCAGTTTCCGCTAAGAAGATCGAGCAATGGGTCGCAAATATCTCTAATCTTCAGACTGTGATGGATCAGGAGACCTATCGTAACTATCAGCGCAATAAGTCACTGATCGATTTGTCAGCTATTCCTGATGCCAAGAAGACAGAGATCATAAATACCTTTGAATCAGTGAAACCTGCTTCAAATACACTAAACTATCTGATTGGTAAACGTTGCACTCAGCTTATCGAGTGCGCCGCGGAATTTAATTCTTCTACAGTATGATTAAAAGAAAGCCACAAGAGGTCTACGAAATCTTCGATCTAGTGCAAGCTGCTTCCACTGACGAAGAGCGCATCAAGATTCTGCAGGACAACAACTGCCTCGCGATCCGCGACGTTTTAAAGGCGGCATTTGACGATAGCATTAAGCTTTCTCTTCCTGAAGGTGCGCCAGATTACAAGGATAGCCTTTCGAAAGAAGGTTTGTCGCCAACATCACTCATGCGAGCCACTCGTGACTTTGTGTATTTTACTACTTCTGGAAAAGGTGCACCACTTAAGCAGGCAAAGCGCGAGACGATTTTTCTCCAGATGCTTGAAGGTATCCATCCGCGCGACGCGAAGATCGTCATTGCGATGAAAGATAAAAAGTTGCAGGAAGAATATCCGGCACTTACAAAGGATTTGGTGAAGGCTACATGGCCTAAGCTAATTGTATCTTGAGGGCACAGTGTGCTCATTACATCATGGTTCGGCATAAACATACACCCGCGAACTAATGATTACAAACCAACTGGAAAGACTAAAGCAAGATTACCTTGAACTTGATTACTTCATTCAGCGACTTCAAAAAGAAGGAAACGACAAACGAGTGAAAGCAATTCAGAAGAAGCAACAGTATCTTGAGTCTTATATCCAGTCAATGCAAACTCAAATGAATGTTCCGCAGGTTTTGGAATCTGCGGCTTAAGCTTTGTGATTTACATTCTCGCATAGGCGAGATATATTGATTGTTACTTTGTTATGAATATCTTTGTGTTAGATTCTTCGCCCGTGCTTGCTGCACAGTATCAGTGTGACAAGCACGTGGTGAAGATGATTGTCGAGTCCGCGCAAATGCTTTCTACCGCGCACCGTCTGCTTGATGGTAAGATGTCTCTTGTAGACAAACTCAGCGCCAAAACCGGCAAGATCCGCAAGTCGAAAGTATGGCAACTTGCCGACAAGCAACTTGATTCTACGCTCTACCGCGTCTGTCACCAAAATCATCCATGCACGTTGTGGACGATTGAATCGATGGCCAACTACATCTGGCATTACGAGCATTTCTGTGCTCTGTGCGATGAGTACACTTATCGCTACGGCAAAAAGCATATGACAGATGCTAAGCTGCGTTTCATCCTTGATGCCGCGCCGCAGAATATTCCAGACATTCCGCAGACACAGTTTCGTCTTGCGATGAAGTCTCAGCCGCAGTGTATGAATCCAGACGATCCGATTGCTTCATACCGCGCATTCTATCAGACCAAGCAAGGTCGATTTACTATGAAGTGGTCGAAGCGCAACAAGCCAGACTGGTTCACAGTAGCGTGAATACATAATCTCATGCCTAACTACGATTTTACTTGCAATGCTTGCGGTCACGAGTTCGAGAAGAACGTGCCTCTGGATGATAGAGACAAATCTGTAGAATGTCCGTCTTGTGGTAAGAAGAAAAGCACGCGCGGTGTATCTGCAGTTAAATTATCTTACTTAGGCGTGAAATCAAATTTGACCCGCGCAGGTAGTGGATGGAATGACGTTTTAAATAAAGTAAAGAAGGGGTCAGGGCGTAGCAACACTATTCGTACTCGCTAATGGCTAAATCTAAAAAGCAAAAAGCACCGCAACCTCAAGTTGCTTTGCCTAAATTTGACACGCTCAAAGTAATCGAGCCTCTCACCAAGTCACAAGAAAAGGTCTTCAAGGCATACGAGAAGAACAATCATTTGTGTCTTTCTGGCTGTGCTGGTACTGGCAAGACATTCCTTGCGATGTACCTAGCTTTTCAGGACATCATGTCCGGCAAGTCAAAGGCCGAGAAGATCATCATTGTCCGCTCGATTGTTCCTACCCGTGACATCGGTTTTCTTCCGGGTGATCGCGCAGAAAAGGAATCAACGTATCTTTACCCGTACATTGCTATCTGCGCTGAGTTGTTCGGCGATTCGATGGCATGGAACAAGCTTGTTGCGAAGAAGCAAGTTGAGTTTCTGACGACTTCATTCGTTCGCGGCATCACACTGCGCGACTCGATTGTCATCATCGATGAGATGCAGAATCTGACGTTCCATGAGCTTGACTCGATCATCACTCGTCTAGGCGAGAACTGCCGCCTGATTATGTGCGGCGACTACTATCAGACTGACCTTGAGCGCAAGAACGATAAGTCTGGTATTCTTGAGTTCATGGAGATCATCGAACAGATGAAATATTTCTATTGCATTGAGTTTGGCTGGCAGGACATCGTTCGTTCTGGCCTAGTGCGTGACTACATAATGACAAAGGAAATCGTACAGAAAACTAAGACCAATGAAAAGAGGTAAGGACCACTATTCAGATGTAGATGAGTTTGACCGCAAGGCTC